GACACAACAGTGGACTCAATATGGTTATGAATATTATGATTGGCTATGGTGGGATGCTGAAGGAAACCTTGTAGCAACTACAGATGAAGAATTTTATACTGCAGTATATGGTGAAATAGTAGATGAATATAATGAAGAATACGCTCGTGACCTTGGTTATCAGCATGAATTAGCACTTTCAATAGGTATGGATTATTATAAATACCTAGAAAAGAGCTGGATTCATATGTGGGCTACTGCATATCCTTATAATAAAGGATTATCAGATCATTCATTTAATTATGAAAATGCTAAGTATGGAATGGACTATGACGCTGGATTAGTATTAGGATGGAAACTTACAAATAAGTTTGGAATTTTCGTACAAAGTCGTTATATTAACATGTATGACATACAAAGTTATGAAGCGTCTACAGGATTTAATTGGTTAATCTATTAAGATGAGAAGACATTTTGTACCAAAAGTATTTAAATCCAATAGTCATAAAAAGAAAACTAGACAAGGTATGTCTAATAACACGAAATATGGTACTAAAATTAGTAAAAAGTACTACAAAAAAAGAAGGAGAGCGTAATGCCAGCAAGAAAAAAAGGTGGTTTGATTAAAAAAATAAGAACGAAAATCAAAAACCGTAGATCTGTGACAGGAACAAAAGGCACTAGAATTAAAAAAGTAGTTAAAACTAAAGGTGGAAACTACCCAGTTCATGCAAAGAAATCTAAATCTGCTAAAAGTTTTAGAAAAACATATGCAGCAGCTAGAAAAAAAGCTATGGCAGGCGGTGCAAAAACTTTTACTTGGAATGGTAGAAAGTATTCTACTGATAAGAAAAAGAAAACCAGAAAAGGTGCTACTTATGTCAGTAAAGCAGGAAAAGGCTTAAGAACAAAAGCTGGAAATTTAAAAAGAAGAGTTACAGCTAACATTAAGCAAAGACGTAAGAAAAGACAAACAAAAAAGAAAAAATAGGAGAACCAATGGCAAAAAACGAAACAAAAGTAAGTCTTAAAGACAAAGCTATGAAAGAAATGGAATCTATAGTAGAACAGCATAATGAGCTAGTTAAAGTTATAAATGATTCACAATCTCGTTTAGCAGAAGTAAAACAAATGCTTGTAGAAAAACAAGGTTATATTAAGGGCCTTGAAGATTGCAGCAATGAATGTGAGAAAGATGTCTAAACTTGACATAGTTGGAAAAATAATCGGCAAAGTTGCAGACAATGTCGATAGGTTTACTTTAGATAAAGAGGAAAAAGCTAATTTGATTGCTGAAATCAATAAAGCTCAACTCGAAGTTAATAAAGTAGAAGCTGGTCATACCTCTAAGTTTGTCAGTGGCTGGAGGCCCTTTACAGGGTGGATCTGTGCCACTGCACTTGGGTATCATTATATTCTACAACCATTGCTGACTTTTATCTTATATTCATTTGGACACACAATAGAATTACCAGTGTTTGATATGACTACATTAACTACGGTACTACTTGGGATGCTCGGTCTCGGGGGAATGCGCAGTTTTGAAAAAGTTAAGAAGTCAGCTTAAGGAGTCTTATGAAAGTAAAAAAGCGTGGTATAGTAATACCAGACTTGCATTATCCTTTAGAGGATAAAGCTGCTGTTAACTGTGTTGTTAAAGCAGTAGAAATGATTAAACCTGATGTCTTTGTTAATCTAGGAGACGTAGGTGAATGGGAATCGGTCTCTGCATGGAGGTATAAAGATAAGAAGTTACCTCCATTGGAGTTTCAGATTCCATTAATAGATGAAGATATTAGATTAGTTAATGAGGGATTAGATGTTTGGGATAAAGTCCTTAAAAAAGTGGGATGTAAAGAAAAGTATTTATTACAAGGCAACCATGATCTCTGGTTGGATAATTTTGTTAATAAGTATCCCTATATGGTTAATTACACTTTTGAAAAAGCATGTAAAATAAAAAAACGAGGATATAAGTACAGTGAATATAATCTACCTATACAGATTGGTAAACTTACTTTCTTCCACGGTGCATTTACAACTATGTATCATGCTAAAAAACATCTTGAAACATATGGGGAAAATGTAATTTATGGACATACTCATGATTTACAAAGACATACACAAACTAAATTAGGTGGCACTATTGCTGCTTGGTCTTTAGGATGTTTAAAAGATATGTCTCATGAAAACAATAGATGGCTTAAAGGTAGGTTACATAATTGGGTTCATGCATTTGCTATTGTTGACTGGTTTGATAATGGTAAATTTAAAATAGAGATAGTAGAAATACTAGATGGACAAACAAGTGTATGGGGTAAGGTAATAGACGGTAATGGCTAAGATAATGACAACAGAAACATTAAAGGGAAATCCTTGGAATGGTACAGAAATGAATAAAGATAGAAGAACTCATAATACCAAGGTAAGTAAATCGAAGGGAACAAAACGTGCCAAAAAGAGCTCTTAATATAGAGAGTTTTAGTGGAGGACTTGATAATAATACTAACAAAAGAGATGTAGAGAATTTTACTTTAGTAGCATTAGACGGTTTAGACATTGAAACACCTGGTAAGATTAGACTTATGGGATCAGTTGAAGATGCCTCTGGGTATCCTGTATCTGGAACTAGTGATGAAATAAGTAGTAGCACTGTTAATTACGGTAATGGAATATTACATCAAAATCTAGATAGAAGAATTGATTCTGCGACTAATACTGCTAACACACAATATATATTTATTAATGATCCAAGTGCTCAATTAATCAAAGTATTAGATATAAATAATAATAATCTTAATTCATCTGGTGACTATGTAATGGACTATGGAGATGAAGCTGCACAAGTAGAGTATCTTGTAATGGATGGTGAAGTAAGGGTTAGTCCTTGGATAGATGGAACAACTCCATTTGCAGATGGTAATCAGATTACAAAACTAAAGTTTATTAAAAAGATTAGAAACCTTGGGATTGATTCTGCATCATTATCTTCTGGACTTGAAAATGCTCAACACATATTTAACGGTGTTTATAAATCAGGTCCTTCATATGTTGCTCCTATTAAAGCAAATCCAGCTGCTCAATATGGGTATCCAGATGGATATGGATATGATGTAAAAGGAACTATGGGGACTATTACATGGTTTAAATCTGAGTATGAATCAGAAGCTACATGCAATACTACATTTAATGAAACTCATATAGATGATAGTCTTCCATATCTTGTAAATAGAACATTACAACAAGTAACTACTAATAATGGAGGAACCTTAGCTGATTTAGATGCTCATGCTGATTGGTCTGGAGGGTCAGGTGGTATCGAACTTGCTATATGGTTAGGTGGAACCACTGATGACAATTCTGAGATATATAACTATTATAGTTCAGATAATTCTTATGAGATATTTGCTTCTAATATTTATGATGCATCAGAATCAGTTCCAGTTCATATAGGGAGTGTTATAGAACAAACTATATCAGGTCAGTCAGAAGATAAGAAAGTTCCAATGTATTATTGTATGTTTGGTAGAATACCAAAGAATCCATTTCAGACTGGGATTAATTATTATTATGCAAGAAAAAGAGATGGAGAGATTGGTCAAAAGTATTTATTATTTGAAGTAGATTTTGAAAAAGGATATCGTAAAGGCGGTGAAAAAACATTTGCTGAATTTACTGAAAGTAATTCAGGTTTAACAGGAGACCCTTTATATGTTTCTAACTCTCTTGCATATTCAAGTGCGGTTGATAAAATATCAGGAATTAATAAAGGACTTCTTTCATTACCAGATGAAGAACCTTATGTAGAAAAAGAAGATACTGTTATAGGAAGACTTGGTACTGGATATAGAACATCAGCAGTTGTAAATAGAAGAGCTTATGTTGGTTATGTGGGATACTATGATAAAAAACAAGATGCTGTTGGTTATATTAAGGTTGCTAATGATACTGTTCTTAAGTCTCCAGTTAATCAATTTGATTATTTTCCTTTAGACAGTAAGATTGATGTTGAAATTAATGATGGTGAAGATATTGTTAAGTTAGCTTCTGTTGGAGATAAACTTTTAGAGTTTAAAGAACATACGCTTTATATTATAAATTGTTCCCGAGATATTGAATATCTCGAAGGAACGTATAAGTATAAAGGGGTATCTCAACCTTACCATGTTGCTCAGGGAGAAGGTTTTGTTGCATGGATAAATCAATATGGTGTTTATTTATATGATGGAGAACAAATTAATAACTTATTATATAATCAAGTAGGACAAAAGAAATTAAAAGATTGGAGTTCAGCATATTATCATTCAACTCAAAGTGTAATAGGGTATCTTCCACATAAACAAACTATATTTATTGGGAATAAAAATGGTAAAATACTAATGTATGATTTAAAATCAGGAGGATGGATGTATTCAAGTAATAAGTTTCCTACAAATGATATTACCAATATGATTACATTAAATGATGGAAATTTAGTATGGTATGAAAAAGATGCATCTGATAGCAATAAATTAAAAATACACAGATGGAATGATGCTGCAGCAGATTTAACTCTTTCAGATGGAACTGTAATATTAGAAACAAAAGAATTTACAATGGATGCTCCAGATTTAAGAAAAAAAATACATAGTATATATATTAATTATGCATCCGATAGTGCTAATGTAGAAACTCATGGAATACCAGATGGAGGAACCGTTAGACAGTTAGAAAATGATGGTAACAATAATGATGCTTCTCATGTATTGCCAGATACTAATGATGCTAAAACAATACATAGACTTAATTTAAAAGATACTAAAACAGCATTTAGTGGAACAGACCATTTTGGTAGTGTAAGATCAGTAGCATTACAGTTACAAGCTAATGGAAGTGCTATTGATTCAGGATTTGAAATCAATGATATACAAATAGTATATAGAGAGAAAACAAGAAAATAAGGAGATATTATGCCATACGGAAAAGGAACTTACGGTAGCAAGGTTGGAAGACCTAAAAAATATAAAGGAACAAAAAAAGCTACTAGGCCAAAACCTACTAAAAGAATGTTACGAAAGAAAAAGAAAAGAATACAAAATCAAGGTAAGAGAAGATATTAGATAATGGCTAAACAAGCAAAAACATTTAAAGGATCTCAAGATCCACATGGTGTCTTAGGAATTAGAGGCACTAGTGGAAGCCCAGCTATTACTACTACTACTTACGGTAACTTGTATGCAGAGGTTGAAGAACCAACGAAGGTTCATGTAGATAAACCTCAAGACAGTGAAGGCGTTGATGGACAAAAAAGAATTGTCAAAGAAGGTATTAAGTTTTATATGTATATTAAAGCAGGTGGAACTTGGCATAAATCAGCATTAACTAAAAGTGCAGTAAAAGCAACTGGAGAAGCAACTGATACTACAGAAACTACTACATCTACTGGAACAGGTGGGTCTGGTGTTTCAGTAGCATTGGAGGTTCAATTTGATGGTGGAAATACAAGTGAATTAGAAGGATGGGATACTTATTTGAAAGCAACTAAAGACTCAGCAGATACTGGATATACAGCAACTACAGCATCTGCAGCTTATGCTAGACCAGATTTAGCTAATGGTAGCACAATGTATACAACTTTAGGAGGAACAACTAAATGGACACCCCATGGATTAACAGAAGGAAGTAGTCCTAACTTTCATTATTTTGCTATGAATGCTTCTCCTTATAGTTTAATGAAGATTGATTATGCAGGAGTAATTACTGGAGTAAGATCTAGAGTTCCTTCTACATTAGAAGTTACTGGAGAAGCTTTAAGTGCAACATCTATTAGATTAACAATTAGTGGTAATATGGAAGTAACTGAAACAGTGAGAATATATTATAAGACTGCAGCAGCAGGAAGCTTTACTGAAGTTACATCATCTATTAGCACCAGTGATAATGATTCTAGTCATAGTTTTACATATGACCTTACAAGTTTATCTGCTAGCACTACTTATAATATTAAAGTTAGAGGAGAAAATGGAGCACCTCAAAATACTACAGGAGCTGATTCTGATACTATTAATGTTGCTACTATTTCAGCTAGTCCTTCATGGAGCAATGTTCCAGGAGACTTTACTCTTACAGCTTTTGGATTACCAGGTGAAAGTGTTGGAGAGTATGCTACAGCAGCAAAAACAATTACTATTGCAAATGGAACTGCTGCTACTAATAGCACTACGGTAAGCTTGTCAAAAGATTCAGGAGAAGCATTAGAGTATGAAGTAGCATTAAGCACATCAGGAGATCCAGGGATAGGAGGAACTGCTAATAGTGGAACTGGATATGCATCTAGTAGATCAGTTAATTTAGGAACAGGCACTTTATATATGAGATTTAGACATAGATTTAAATTAAGCTATGTAGGATATGATGCTAATATTAGTGTTACATTTTCTAATACTAATGGTAGTTTAGCAGATAATACAGATTTAGATATAACAATGGTTAATACAACAGGGCCAGGATAATAGGAGAATAATATGGCAAGTAGAACAGATGTAATAATGGCAGGATATAAGAAGGATTTAGCCTTAGAAGAGTTATCAAAACAAGAAAAAGTAGAAGGGGATAAATGGATAAGAGCTATGGATACGACAACTGCAGCAGCAGAAGGTGCTAAAATGGGCATTAAAGTAGCAGAAGCTGTTCCTCAAGCAATTGAAGGAACTAAAAAATTTGTAGATGGAGTTCAATATACTAAAGATAAGTTTGCACAAAGATCTAAAATCAAAAGCGATTTTATAGATAAATATGGAAGAAAAGCTTGGAGAAAAGGTGGAATTGACGAACAAGGTAATCAATTTATGGCTGGAAGAGAAATGAGAAAAATGGCATTTGCTGATGATCAAATTACAGATGACGATTTGATTAGTATGTATATAGAAGGAACAAATGATTATAAAATGGATTCCAACGGAAATGTAACATCACATGCAGAGGATGGAGATAATGTTAATGTTTCTGACTTTAGCAGTGTTAAAAATATGTTTAAAACAGCTAGTGTTAGTGGCAATATCCCTGGGCTTGTAGGAGATGCATTTAACTATGCAGTAGAAGATATAAAAGATGCACCAAGACAGCTTAAGCAGTTTGGAAAAGATGCTTGGGATGCTGTAAGAAATGACCCTGCTGACCCTGATGATTGGTATCTTACTAAGCATTTGAGGGGAATGCAAGAACAGACACATCGCTTTGGTGAAGGTGGTATGTTGGGATTAATGAAGTATGGTTGGCAGAAATACCGAGATCATAAAGCAAATAAAGATTTTGAAGAAATAATAAAAGATGAGGAGACTAATAGAAAGAAATGATACCTTGGTTTGGAAGAAAGAAAGACGCTTTTATGGAAAAGCTTTTTGAGCATATTAAGCTTAGAGAAGGATATAAGCAAAGTGTTTACTTAGATATATTAGGTAAACCTACTTGTGGTATTGGACATCTTTTAACAAAAGAAGAACAAGAAAAATATCCTGTAAAATGTTTAGTACCAAAGGGGGTTATTGATGATTGGTTTAAAGAAGATATTAAAACAGCTTTAGACGCATCTAGTGAACAAATGAAAGCATTGAATTTAATAGATGAGGATTTTAAAATAGCATTAGTTTCTGTTAACTATCAATTAGGTGCTAGCTGGCACAAGAAATTTCCAGCTACATGGAGATGTTTAAAAAATAAACAATACAATGCTGCAATACAAGAATTGTTATATAAGAATCCACCAGACAAGGACCCTTCTAATTGGAAAGAACAAACACCAGTTAGGGTTGAAGATTTTGTGGAAGCAATTGAAAAAATTAAGGAGATAAGCAATGGCTAACGGACAAGATAAGAAATATACTAAAAAAAGTTACTGGGATGAACAATCAGGAGTATACAATGAAGAGAATCTAGATACAGGTGAAATGATAGCAGGTTCTAATATTGATATGGACGATGTTCCTATTGTAGATCCAGATACTATAAAGGTTGCAGATATTACTCATCCAAGTGGGAGAAGATTTCAATTTACAAAAGAACAGGCAGATTCTTTGTTAGCTGGTGAATATAATGCAAAAGATTTAGAAAGACTTGAAGTTCAACCAAAAGAAGACGATAAACATGATAAAGCTAGGAGAAAAGCTGCTGGTATGTTGAAAGAACATTTTAGAGATATGTTTTGGTTGAAGTCTGTTGATGAACGTTTAGATATAATTAAAGTTTTTAAATCAGCAGTAAGTGGTAAAGGAGAAGAAAGATGAAAAATTGGTTAAAACCAGCTACAAGTGGTATAGCTGGAGCATTAGGGACTTCACCTTTAGGTGCAGGGATGGCTATCGGTGGTGCTATAATGGGTGCTATTGGTATGCGTAAAAGAAGAAAAGCTGAAAGAAAAAGAAAGAGAAGAGAAAGAGCTCATGCACTAAAGACACAAGAAGCTTTAATATCAAGCGTTTCTGATATAAGAGAAGAATATAGAGAAAGAGCAGGATTTGGTAGAAAAGCTTTCGATCAATCTCTTCAAGCAGGTATGTTAGATTACCAATCAGCAAGAGGAGATATAGCTAGTCAGATAGGTGCTACTGGATTTGCCTATAGTGGAGGAGGTCAAAGAGCAAGTTCAATGCTTGATAGATCTTTTGCTATGAGAAATGAAGAAAGAAAATTAGGATATGAACAAGAAGTCTTTGGATTAGAGAGACAACTTGAAGGAGAGTTAAGAGGAGTACAAATGGGACTATTAGATCTTGAAGCAACTGCAGCATCAAGAGGTTATAGATTGCAAGGTAAAGGGCAATCAGGTCCAAGAGTAGATACAAGAGCAGATTTAGGGGGAATATAGATGGCTAATTATAGTGAAGAGTTTTTAAATGCATTATCAAGAACAGCTGGTTCTTTAACAGGATTAATGGAAACAATAAAAGAACCAGACTGGAGAGAGAAAATGGCATATGAGTCTCAGTTAAGTA